TTTTTCGCGCTCTTTGCTTCGTCGTTCGAGTGCTATCTTTGTTCCACACTCTGGAGAGCACCACCACTGATTAGCGAATGCAGGGTGAAACCATTCCCGACATTCTTCGTTTTTACATCGTCTTCGCGCTGGTTTAGCCATCGTCTTCTTCCTCGTACATTGAGCTATTCGGATTGCTCATCAGTTCTGCGCAGCAGTGCTCACACACGTGAACTTCCAGCACATGCAGCTTCTGACCGCAGTTAGCGCACGTTAAAGCTCGATCGACGCTTTCTTTCTGGTATTGCATGATTTGAGTTGGGCTAAGCATGGCTATCACCACCTACAAGCCGCTTATAGGCATCAATATCCCTTTTCGCTTCCCCTAGTCTTCGTTTTAGCTCAGTGTTTTCTGATTCCAGCTTTTCAATGTCCTTTTGGTATCGATTTCTATGTTCTTCCCAAGCGTCCCGATACGCTTTCATTTTTGTTATGGTGGATTTTCGTTTCGCCTGACGAACTGCATGATGGTTTTCAATAAACCAGTCAGGGTCATTAAATGCGGCACGCGCGCATTCATACCAATAATTTGTTGCTTCTTTGTTTAGCCAATAAATACCGATAAACGGCAACCGGATGGACAGCATTTTCCGTTGAGAATCTTTCTGTCCAAACATGTGCCCTTTTTTGATGCTCAGGCCAAATCCAGGTTGAATTAAAAGCATTGTCATTTCCTCGCACGATGTCTTAGCCACCGGATATCCCACAGGTGAGCCGTGTAATTGAAGGTTTTTACGTCAGATTCTTTTGGGATTGGCTTGCGTTTATTTCTGGAGCGTTTCGTTGGTAGGTATTTGCAGTTTTCGCAGATTATGTCGGTGATACTTCGTCGCTGTCGCCTCATGCCGCCCTCCTGACGCCCTGCCCGATCGCCATCAATGTCGCTTTGGATACGGTAGTAAACATCCGTCGAGGACTGATGAACGGTCGCCAAATCAGCAGCATGGAGCCTTTGCTGTTTCCCTTCTTCTCCAGCCCTGTCGATGGTTCGATAAAATTAATCCGTCCATCAGTGATAATGCGAACTTCGTCGACACTCTCCAGAGCCTTGCTGAACCATCCGACTGACATATCCTCTGGCACAAGCATCACTACCGTCTGTCGCTGTTGTATGCACTGCTCAGCGGCTTTTTCCACCCACGGCCTGATATTGCTGTACGGTGGGTTATTCCAGATTGCACCGTGGCTTAACCACTCAGAATTGAGCGCGTCGTCGGCCTCAGTTAGCCAGTGAGCGCACAGAGTGTTTTTGTCGCTCGCTGCCGAATCCAGCCAGAATCCAAACTCAATATCCAGTGCATCAAAAAGCCAAAGCGGCGTTTGCCAGCAGTCCTTGTCGTGTGCTGGCGTATTTGATTTGATAGTCATGCAGCCTTCCCTTTTCGTTGTGACCATTCATACTCACGCCGGGAATCATCACTCCATCGCACGTTACGTTCTGATCCGAACCAGAACATGATTTCGATAAGCTCTGTCATGCTGGCCTTCCTCATTTTGCTGGTACGTACCCCAAGAAGAACAACACCGCCGTAAATACCGGGTACGCTTCTTTGCTCCAGCTTTTTAGTCTTGAGCCACAGCGCGGTGAAGATGTCTTTCCAGTCTTCTGGAGACAGTCGTTGACCATGCCATAGCACCTGACGGGAGACGTCCTGAAGCATCGGCCACATACGGTCGTTCTGTGCTTTGGTTCGCTTAGGTTCCTTGACGTGGACTTCGTGGGGTGACTTGTCGTCGATTGGTAGTGAGAGAATGGCGTCTATGGCGTTATTTCTGATTGCTTCGTTGCGAAGCATGTATATTTGCTTCATCGAAATTCTTCTCTTTAATTCCAGCGGCTCTGATAGCTTTCATTACTGCAATTACCGTTTTGTCACGCCCATCCTCATAACCCATCGCATAAGCACCTTCTTCACCATCTCTCCAAAAGTCGTCATTCGATTCGGGCCAGTCGATATCCAGTTCAATAGCTGCTCGCGATGCCTGCCACGCCTCCCATGCAATCTCGACCTTGATATGCATAATCTTCATCACGTCACTTGAAACGTGATATTTGTTTTTAAACCACTCTTCAAACTGCTTTCTTGATTCGTCCATATTCCTCTCCATCACCGCTTGAACCAGGTGAAATTAGTAAACTGCGACATGTTTATCTGCATGAGGCGCTTAAGCACCCTGTCTCGCGGCCTGCTCTTTGGTTTAGGCCTGCGCTTGTATCGCTCTCTAATCGGAAGTCTTGAAGCTTTCCAGTAGCGATAATGCCGTGCTCCTGACTCTTCAAGGTCGGCATTAATTAATTGAGCTAATGTACTCATCATTCCTCTCCATCAGCGTGCTGGGGTGTTAGTCTTTTCATGTCTGCAAATCATGATTACCAGACCTTCTTTTGTCGCCACTTTTACAGTATCTCCTTCGCTTACCTTATCCAGTTCGTATGCTTCATATAGCGCATCAACCGCCTTCTGCTTTGCTGACACTTTTCTACGCTTATCCCACTGCTTAAGTGCATTTGTAATAATCCACTGGCCTGTTTTAAACATAATGTAGGCGTAACCAAGAAGGCTTAAACCGACATTTAGCGTTACTAATAAATCCTTCACTTACCCCCTCCCCAAATAAAAAGGCCTGCAATTACCAGCAGGCCTGTTATTAGCTCAGTGATGTAGATGGTCATTGCCAGTACTCCTCATTGTCACGGTCTCTCCATGTGAGCCATATAAACTCATAGACGAACGGGATAAATGCTTCAAAAAACAGTTTCCACTGCTCATCATAAAATCCGGTCGCTTTGTCAACCATCAGCTCTACTGGATGCTGCCTCTTTGGTGGTCGGCTTACTCCTGACAGCCTTTCGAATTGAATAATTAATTCTTCTTCGTCGATACATCGGTTCAAAACAGCAATGAACCGTGGATTCAAAAGCATTTCTGGCATTATTCGGTTAAGCATTCAGTACTCCGTAACGTTTTCCTGCCGCCACACTTCGTCATACTCCGACTTCGGCATGTTGGCGATGTAGTTGTATGGTGATGCACCTTCCATTTGCAGGAACTGGTGAGACTGCTCGTCAAGAAATAACGGCACGCCGCCTTCCCACCCTTCCCCGTTTCGCTGCTTCTCAAGCATCAAAACAGATGCGGGTGCTGCAAGAAGCTGCTGGTCTTTATCGTTAATCTGCTCTCCAGCATGAACGCGCTGTAACGCTCTCTCGCGAGCTTTATTGCGCCAGATGATAAACAGGTTATCCGTCAGGTCTGTAATCGCTCCTGAGCCTTTTACGTCCATCTTTCCGGTAGGTTTCTCCTCGCTGTCTCCCTTTCTGGAGTGAGTGACGAGGATAATGTGAGAGTTGGTTTTATTCTTGAAGTCGCACAGCGAATCAACAAACGCCTTTTGCCCGTTGTAATCGTCATCGCCAATACCGCACTTCATGAGGCTGTCGATGATGAATAACTGGATGCCGTATCGCCGTCTGGCGTATGTGAAAATTTCAATCAGGCGTTCAGCCTTGGCTGTACCTGTCAGGCCAAATAACCAGAGCCGGTCATCGTAAAACTTAAATGCTGATTCGATTTCCAGTACTGGTGGCATTTTGCAGCATGTTGACTGCCTGGTCAGGCGTTTAAGCAAAACCCCGGGCTTCAGTTCAAGTGATGCGACGCATGTTTTTACCCCCTGCCTCATGGCCTCAAGTGCCATATGCCCGACAACCTCCGTTTTCCCGTGACCGTTCACGCCATTGACTAGCGTTAACTCCGCCTCACGGAACTGGAAGTTGTAAGCCAGCGTTTCCCACGGTGGGTTAAACAGATACTGCTGCTTGCCGTAAAAAGCATTGATGGTGTCCTGATAAAACTCACGGGCGCTGTAAAGCTCTTCCGGGTCGAAATATGACGCTGTTCCGATGTACTGCCAGATTTCATCCTCGGTGACGCCGTTCATCAGGCATTCGTTGATATCTTTGTGTGGCAGTGTAACCAGACGGCAGCGATGCTCACCAAGTCGGCTTGCGATTTCCCTTGCTGCTTCACGCCCGACATCGTCAACGTCCATCGAAATGAATATTTCTTCAAACCTGTCGAGGTTGTGGTATTCGAACTCAATCCACTGTTGCTTGGCGCCTTTCCCGCCACCGAAAGGGACAGATAGCGCCGGTATTCCGTATTGCGCATAGCTCATGCAATCAATTTCGCCTTCGCAAAGCACAACCGCCCTCACGCCAGCATCGAGAGCTTGCCACCCGAACAGGCAAGGTTCACAGTCACCTTCTGCCATGATGACTTTCTTCCCGTCCGGACGTTCAGTACTGATTCGCTTGACCTGCAGCAGCTCGCCATCGCGTTTGTACGGAAGCACCAGGGCATTCAGTTCACGTTCGCCATTCCAGACCTTTCCGCTGACAACCTCGTATCGCTTCGCGACTTCAGGCGATATGCCCCGCGATTGCAGGTACTCAAGATGTGATTCTGTTCTGGTAACGTAGCGGGCTATTTTCTTGCGGTCAGGTCTGGAGAATCTCTTCTCACGTCTGGCGTCGAAATGGTGATCGTCCTCCCTGATGCCGAGAAATGCCTTCGCTTCCTGCATGGCCTGATGCAGGTTAATTCCACGACACGCCATCCACAAATCAAGCATGTCACCGCCGTCTCCCTCAGCGAAATCAGCCCATTTTTTCTTTCCGCTAAGGTTAACCTTCAGACTGTTCCCCTTGTCGCCGTTGACGTTACCAGCAACCCATTCATGCCCGTCTTTCTTGCCGTTTGGCAACAGGTGCGGAGCCACCCTGTCAACCTGCGACCATAGCAGGTCGCTAAGTTCACTTGGCGTCATGATTCCCTCAGATTGAGATTTTTAAACCAGAAATCTACAAACGAAATACCTAACCAGCCGTGGTTATAACCAGAGACCAGTAGCGATTTGATTTTTGATTTCATGGTTCACCTGTCGAAAAACACGTAGCCAGTTTTCGATACGGTGATTGCGGATGATGGTTTGGAGAAAGAGTTAGAAGGACGTGATTTTTGAAATCCCTTAGCATTTCGGAGCCAGGTATTCAGAGCGCGATTCCAGTCAATAAATTTACTACCCTTACTGATGTGGTGATCGGTGAATTTATCAAACTCTTCCTGCAAGGATATCCCGTATTCTTCCGCCATCTTCTGATGGGATGCTGACGGTGAAAATCCTTCCGGCATCGAAGATAATTTTTTCTTGTTATCCAAAGGTTCTTTGACTGGTTCAAAAGAGTGACTGGTTCTGGTGCCAGCAGGCGGCACAGGGGGTGTGCTTTCTGGCGGCACAGGGGTGCTTTTTGGCGACCCACCTGTGCTTTTTGGCGGCACAGGGGGTGTGCTTTCTGGCGGCACAGGGGTGCTTGTTAAATGCAGGCGATAAACGTTGGAGGTATTACCTTTTCCGTTGTTAACCCCAACCCTATTTTCCTTGGTCATTAGTCCGAGTTTTATTAACGCAGATATATGTTCTTTTACGGCGCTTTTACTGCATTCGCAGTGGTCAGCAATATGCTGATAAGACGGCCAGCATTCTCCGTTATCGTTGGCGTTGTCTGCTAGCTTAATGAGAACTAATTTCCTGAGAGGGTTTCCAACCTTAATACTCATGGCTTTTGCCATCAAATTCATGCTCATGATTATTACCCTTACGCGTCTTTCCTGCACTCAAGGCAATGGAGTTCTCCACCCTTTATCAGCAGTGATTGAAGATGATTTCTGTTTTTGTCTTTCACCAGTGCGGCACCAAGTTTCACTAGCGCTAAAAGACACGAACTTGGCTCACCAAAGTGAGAAATGTTTAGCTCTTCCAGAATTGACTCGGCATTGATTTCTATCGCCGAATCCATTGAGGCAACTTCATAGTTGATTGGGATGTAATCCATGGTTTCAGTGGCGCAGGTAAGCCCAATCTCTTCCTGTATTACTGATAAGGCGTCCTCTACTGAACAATAAAAGAACTCTCGACGATCATTGACTCTCTTGTCACTCAGTAGCTCATGGATATATTTTTCATCCGAAGCGGGATTTTTTGAAAAAAATGAAGCCTCAATTACAAAAGGCTTTGGTATGGAGGTTGACCGTGATAATTCAGACGCCCTGACTTCAGGGCTAATCGTTGTCATTCCGATTTTCAGCATTCCCTGAAGGGAAGGATTAGAGAGGACATAAATCCAACCTTCTTCACGGTAATGATCAGCGATATAGTTAGAACCTGTTATCTCAGGCAAACCAAAGAAGTCGTTACTCATGACCTTTCTCCTTCTGCATCAGCTTCACCTTTTCCAACTCAGCCCGGAATCGACCAGGCTGCTTGAAGCTGGACAGGAAGCGATCACGTAGTATGTGTTTGTGAATTTTGTCCTGGTAAGGACTGAGTTGTTTTGGCATAATTACTTCTGTGGATTGATCCAGTCTTTCTACATCAGGCCTCGAAGAATTCGCCGTTCTTCGGGGCTTTTTCTTTTGTCAGCAGATGCGCAACTTTCTTTGCCAGTTCTGCTAACTCCTCATCCTCGACACCCCACTCCAGAACCGCCAATAACATCCCCATCTTCGGAATGAAATCGCCTTTCCATCGTGAAATTTGAGATTCGTTAATGCCTAACGCATCAGCGACTTTCCGCTGACCACGAATAGCTATCCGGTTAAGGATGCTGCTGGTAATTGCGTTGGCTTTCTTGCGAGTGCTTGTGAGTTCCATATGTGAACATTCCTGTAGTTAATGGTTAGTTGTGGCTATGCGCACTGGCGCATAAACCTGTGGTTGATTTGTTATCTGGAGTTCGCTTTTCAGCGACGTAGGACGATTGTCCGTTGTGAAAAGAGGTATTAAAGCTTATGCTGATAAAAGATTTTTTTACTTATTTCAAGTAAATCAACTGCTTGAAACTTCCCCCCAGAAATTTCTTCAATTTTTGAGGCGTATCTTGTTTTCCCAAAAAATTCAGTCTTAGGGAGAAAGCCATTTTTGAGCCATTTATAAACTGCTCTCTCGCTAACTCCGCAAGCCCTAGCAACTTCTGGGATGCCGATACCTTTAATCGGCTCATCAAGATTTTTCATTGGCTACTCCTTTTTGTACTTTCAGTACACATTATGATTGAACTGAAAGTTTTTGCAACTACTTTACTATCGAACTCATGGTTCAGAATGAAAAAGTGCGTCAGGAATTTGCTCAGCGGCTAGCGCAGGCCTGTAAAGAAGCTGGGTTAGACGAACATGGTAGGGGAATAGCCATTGCTAGAGCCCTTGATGTATCGTCAAAAGGTGTCAGCAAATGGTTTAATGCTGAGTCTTTGCCGCGTCAGGAAAAAATGAACGCTCTGGCGAATTTTTTAAAAGTTGATGTTGTTTGGCTTCAGCATGGTTCTGTAAGGCAAAGTACAACTACAGATCCACAATCTTTAACTTTTGTTGGTCAGTTGAGAAAGGGACTTGTTCGAGTGGTTGGAGAAGCTATTCTTGGCGTTGATGGCGCTATAGAAATGACTGAAGAACGTGATGGATGGTTAAAAATATATAGTGATGACCCAGAAGCCTTTGGTTTGCGTGTAAAAGGCGACAGCATGTGGCCACGCATCAAATCTGGTGAATACGTTCTTATAGAGCCAAACACGAAAGTATGTCCTGGTGATGAGGTTTTCGTAAGAACTATCGAAGGTCATAACATGATTAAGGTGCTTGGTTACGACCGAGACGGAGAGTATCAGTTTACAAGCATCAATCAAGATCACCGTCCAATTACATTGCCATATTATGAAGTATCCAAGGTGGAATATGTGGCTGGAATTTTAAAGCAATCACGACACCTTGATGACATAGAAGCAAGGGAATGGTTGCGTAATAATTAAGCCAGTGGCCTGATGAGATATTCGGGTGATGATGGATAAGGGATGTTTGGGTGATAGTGATTGTGTGAAACAGGTCGCAGAAATGCGGCCTTTTTTTCGGTTATCGATGTCACCAATGGTAAACAGTTTACCAAAAGACTTGATCTATTTGGTTTACCATGTCACTCTTGGTTAACTAACTTACCAATGGTAAAGCATTAACCATTGGTGACATCGATAACCAGGAGTTTATGATGAAGAAATATGCTATATGGAACAACAAGGGAGGAACAGGGAAAACAAGCCTGTCATTTCAAGCCATTTGCAGATATGCAGAAATTCACCCGCTTGAGCGCGTGTTGGTTATTGATGTGTGCCCACAGGCAAACTTGTCAGAGCTTTTCCTTGGGGGATTAATCGGTAATGGAAGCATAAACTTATTGACCAGGCATGATATAAATAATAGATGCACTTTGGGTGGTTACTTCCAAATGCGCCTACCGACGCCTTATCAAAAACCTATTTTTGATGCCCACGATTATTTGACGCACCCAAAAAAATTCAACGAACATATTCCAGCCAATATATCACTGATATGCGGAGACCCGCTTCTTGAGCTTCAAGCAAACGCTATCAACACTCTTGCTAATCAGCAGATTCCTGGAACAAATGCATGGGTAAGCATCATTGATTGGATTAATGATCTGATTAAAGATCTAAATGATGAGTACGATGTTTTGTTTATTGACTGTAATCCTAGTTTTTCAATTTATACTCAAATAGCATTAGCTGCTGTAGAAAAGCTCATCTTGCCAGTTATGGCTGATGATTCCTCTCGTCGTGCCATTCAAAACGCTTTCTCTTTGATTTATGGGTTAAAATTGCCATCTGACATCTATGCCTCCTACGCATTTGCAAACAAACTTACTATGGTAAGTAGACCACTACCAAAAGTGCATATGATCGCAAAAAACCGTCTTACACAGTATATGGGGCCTGCATCAGCCTATGCCGCAGTTCTGAAATCAATCGATAATGATATTCAGCAACTATTACTGAGCAACCCAGAAATTTTCGACTTCGAAAATGTTGAAGAGGGAGTGGTAAATATTAAAGATTTTCAGACAACTGGTGTTGTTGCCTTTGCTAAAGGGTGTCCATTTTCGATCCTCCCAACAGGCAGTGTACGAGTTATGAACAGGAGGGTAAAAGTTAATGCCCCATATAAACAATCTTGCCTAGAGGCCATTGATAAAATGGTGGTTAAACTATAAATCAACCAACCCGGCCCTGCGCCGGGTTTCCTTTTCTTGCCGATCCCTACGTCAACCATTCGCCCGCCAACGTAACTAATTGATAATTATGCCAACGCATCGGCATTTCATCCATTTGCCCGCCACTTTGTCCCACCCAGATACCTACTCTTTCGGCAGCCTCAGAACATCAATAGCCAGTTCTACAGCCAAGTCCACATCCTCTTCCTGCCACAGTACCTGAATCATTTCTATCAAAGCTTCACGCGAAGGTTCGCGCTGCTCTACCAGTACCTGCATCAGCGCCGTACCGAGAACCTCAACCACCTGCGGGTGAAGCTCCGCAAAGAACTCTTCCTCACTTTTCACACAGACTCCTCGCTCATTTTTTGTTCAGAACAGTATGGCATAGAGGATTTATAAAAATAAATTCATTTATATTTCAAAAACGTACTAAAAGAACAGAGCATTTACGATAATAATGTACCAATAGTTCTTGCATATTACGTACTATTGGTTCAATATAAACACATCAACAGGACGCACTACTCACCAGGACGGTGAACATACAACGATTCAGTGATGAATCTACGCGGCTGAAAAGCCGGAACGACCAAAGTGAGCTTTGGGAAAGCGTGTCGTGGAGCTTAGGCCTAGTAATAAATCGGGCCGGACTGAGAAGCGACTTGAAATCCGGGAATTGAAACAGGTCCCGGCGCTTTCACCAAAGTTCATCAGGAGGTCACTATGACACGCAGAACAGCTTTCAATGGCTCAGCAGCAGGTCGTCGCCGCGAACGTCGCGCTGCGCTTCAGAATGAGACTACAGCCAGTTCAGAAGTATTACACCGCCCTACCCTTAGCCGCGCCCAGATTCAGGCCAAAGGAAAACATGAAACGCCAAAACGTATTGAAGACGCAAAATCACTTCAGTTCATGGCGAAAGATGCATTCTGGCAACTGGAAGAATACAGACGCAATCTGGAGCGGGCAGCCATTGTGTACGCAAATGAGTTTGGTCATAAGCCACCAGAAACCGGTGTATGTTTGCCAGACGTAGCGCTTTACGCAGCAGGTCATCGTAAATGTAGACAAGTTACCGCTAGATAATTATTCAGGCAGCAAGCCTCTCATCTAATCAGGTCGCAATGCGGCCTTTTTTATTGCCAAAATTTAAGGAATAACAACATGAATTCAGCAGATTTATCGAAGATTCTTGAAGAACACAAAGTGTGGATTAACTCAATGCGTGAGAGCGGATCTAGAGCCAACCTGTGCGGTGCCGACCTGTGCGATGCCAACCTGTGCGATGCCAACCTGTGCGGTGCCGACCTGCGCGGTGCCGACCTGTGCGGTGCCGACCTGTGCGGTGCCGACCTGTGCGGTGCCGACCTGCGCGGTGCCGACCTGTGCGGTG